AAAGAAGATAGAGCAAGAGAAGGTAAAAAAGCTCAATACAGAAAAATGGGTTTAGGCCCAATGATGAAATCAGGTGAGATTGATTTTGGAGATAAACATCCTCTTTTAAAAGCTAAAAAAGAAAAACAAAAAAATTATCAAAATCCTAAAAAGGANGAAAGATTCAACGCAGCATTTAGAGCGCGTATGAAAAAAGCAGGACTAAAAGATTCTGAAATCGGAGATACAAGATTAAAAACAGGTGGACTATCAGGTGGTCAAAAAAAGATTGCAGCTAAAGCTCCTCCTACAAATAAAATTGATGGAAAAGATTTTGCTGTGCTAAGAGCAGAAAAAGCAAAAGGCAGAGGCATGGGTTTACAAGATGAGAAAGTAAAACCTGGTAAAGTTATGAAAGCTAAAAGAGGACAATTTTCAAAATCATCTTCAGGTACTACTGCTAAATCTGCTATGGGAAAAACATTTTCTGGTTATTCAAAAGTTTTCAAAACAGGTGTAAGTGCTGGAGACAAAGCAAAAGCTACTAGCACAATCATTGGAGTAAAACCAAAACTTCCAAAACCATCAAAAGAATCTTCTATAGCAAGAAGAGCTCTTAGAGGTGTTCAAGCAACATCTCTTGGTAAAAAACTTTTACCTGTAGTTGCTGCGGGAGTCGCTGCACAACAATATTTAAAATCTAAAATGAAAAAGAAAAAAGAGGAGCCTAAGAAAAAAATGGGTGGTGGTATGATGAAACGACCTATGGGTTATACTAAAGGTGGTGGTGCTGACACTGGTACAGAAGGAGAATTTAGAAGTAGTGTAGGAGTCGTAGAAAATAAATTAAGAAGATACAGAGATAGTTTAAAAAAGAAATTTTTAAAAACAGGTCGAGGGACAGGTATTCCAACTTCTGCGGATATGAAAAAAATTAAAGAAAGATTAAGTCCTGAAAATTTAAAGCAAGCTGGTAAAACAGGTGCAGTTAAATTAGTAGAAAGATCTATGAAAATTTTAAAAGATAAGAAAAAAATGGGTGGTGGCATGATGAAGAGACCTATGGGTTACTCTTCTGGTACTCCAAAAGGTGGTGTTCCAGATCTACCATCTTTTTTAAAAGATGAAAAAGGAAATCCAATTCCAAGAAAAAGAAAAGGTCCAAAGAGAAGCGGAAATTCAAAAGGTTCTGTTAGACAGAAACAAGATTTTGTAGGAATGATGGGTGGCGGAACGATGAAGGTTCCAGGATATGCGTCAGGTACTCCAAAAGGCGGAAGAATGCCTGATTCAGTGAAAAGAGCTGGACTTGGAGCTGGAGTTGGAGCATTAGGAGGTTCTGGAAGAAAATCAGAAACAATAAATTTAATGAAAAACAAAATATACAAATACAAAGCAAAGAAAGATTCTGGTTTTACCGATAAACAAGTTTCGATGCAAAAAGATATTCAAGAAAAAAGTTACAAAAGAAAAAGCGGAGAAAAAAGATTAGGAAAAATTTATAGTGCTTCTCCAACAGTTTTGAGTAAAGCAGGGATTACTGGTAGTAAGCGTGCAGGTATGCCAATTCATTCTATAATGACTACATCTTCAAAAGGTAAAACAAAATTAAATTATGCTAAACCATATGGTGGTACTATTGAAACAGGTTTCAAAGGTTATGATGAAAGAACACCTGGTATGGGATTGAAAACAGGTAAGTCTATAAAAGTAAAATGCAAACTAGGTAAAAACAAACCTACAAAAATGTATTAGGAGGGACAATGTCCCTTACGAATATTTTACGAGGGATCGGCCGAAGGATTCTTGGTGGTAAAAAAGAATCAGCAACACCGACCACCGGACAACAACAAAAACAGATAACTTATCAACCCAAGCCATCACAAGCTCAAGGTCAAGAGTTAGCTACACAAGAAATCAAAAACCCACCAATAGTTCTTAAAAAAACTAAACCACTACAAATGGGTGATGACATGGCTCCAGGCTTTGGATCATCTACATATGACTGGGTTATGAGAAAAGGTAGAGGTCAGTATACAGCTGATGAGTGGTTAGATCATTTAACTTCAACAAGAAAAGTAAACTTTACTGTATTCGGTAAACCATCAACAAGAATTGAAAGAGCAGAAAAAAAATTTAAATACGATTCAGGACCTTTTGCAGGTAAGGAAGTTAATATCTCAAAAGAAGAATTGTTTGATACTAATGTTGCTATATTTGATCAACAAGGTAATTTGACTGGTGGTCTGTTAGCAGCAGCCAAAAAGTTTGGAATAAAATTAGATGCCAATGAACTTGGTGCAATGATTAAATTAAATCCAATGAATAGATTGAAACCAATTGAGTTAGGTAGACCATCAGGTGCTGGAGAAAAATTTGATAATACTGCCAAAATACTTGGAGATAGATTACAAGCATTAAAAGTAAAATACAGAAATGATGATGATATTGTTAGACAACTTAGTGATGCTCAGTTTGAATTACTTGCAATTAAAAATGGTGAGATGGGACAAGGAGCTTTTAGAAATTTAAGTAATGCTTTAAAGCTTGCAAAGGCGAGACCTAATTTTGATAAATCACAAAAAATAGTTTTAAATAAATTAGAAGGTGAATTAAATGCAGCGGCAGCTCCACTAAGAAGCACAAAAACATATTACGGTGGTGAATCTAATTATACTCTTCAAGGAGGCAATAATTACAGAGAAACGATAATGACTCTTCCAGAGGAGATTGTAACCAACAGTAGACCTTACAATACAGGAGGTCACTTTACAGATGTGCTTGGTAAAGAAACAAACAATATTTATCACGTAAGGTTTGATACAAGATTTACACCTGATGGTAAAAAAGTATTTATGATTAATGAAATACAATCTGATGTTAATCAGAGTGTTGCAAAAAATCTACAAAAGTTTGAACAGCTTGATGGTATAAAAAGAATTAATCCTTTTCAAAAAGATATTGAAATAAAATTACTAAACAATGAAAGAGCAAAACTTATAACATCTTTAGAAGATGCAATGACAAAGAATGATACAGCTGCTGCAAGTGCTATATCAAATCAATTAGCTAAGACCACACAAGCAATACAAAAAATGACTGCTAAGGGTGGTGCAAAAGATTATTTTCCTATGGTTGAGGCAGATCAATATGGAGATCATGCACTTAAGTATTTGATGCAAAGAGCAGCAAGAGAGAATGTAGATTACGTAGCCGTTGCCCCGTTTGACAAATTAAGTTTCCGTCAAGGATACAAAGCTGGTAACGAAAGATTCTATGGTTATGCGAATGGTAAAGGTATCAATAAAAGTGGTACTTCAGTAATGCCTAACTTAATGAAAAGAGCTGCTAGATTATATGGATCTAAAGCAGGACCAACAAAAATATCGTTATCTGATCCATCAAAACCTTATAAAAGAATATCAACAGACAATTTTACGTATCCTGAAAAACATAAATTAGCAGGTAAAAAAATAAAAAGTACATACCATAGTGATGCTATAAATGTTAGTGATCCTGGAAAAGCAGGTGCTGGTTATACATTTATAGAACCCTCTAATCCTGCCTTGTATTTTGATGCATTTGCTATTAAAGTAAATCCACTAATGAGAGGTACACAAAAAACCTACAAGAAACTTGGTGGACTTGTAGTAGATATGTTTAAACCAATAAGGTACAATTAATTATGGCAATCGAAAAAGTAACAGAAGAGATCAAAGAAGAAGAAATTCAAGAACAACCTGAAGGTTTACCTGTAGACGTAACAGTTGAAGGTGAAGAAGAGATGGTTGAAGAAAGACCTCAAGATGAATTTAACGCAAATCTTGCTGAAGGTATGGACGAACGTACCCTTAAAGACATGGGTATGGAGCTTATCCAAGAATACAAAAAAGATAAGACTTCTAGAAAAGAATGGGAAGATGCATACATCAAAGGTTTAGATCTATTAGGAACTAAGTATCAAGAAGTTACAAAACCATTCAAAGGCGCATCTGGTGTCACTCATCCGTTGTTAGCTGAATCTGTTACGCAATTCCAAGCACAAGCTTATAAAGAATTAGTTCCAAGTGATGGTCCAGTCCGAACCCAAGTTGTAGGTGCAGTAACACCGGCCACCGAAGCCCAGGCAGATAGAGTCAAAGATTACATGAATTATTTGTTGATGGAGGAAATGGAGGACTACACAACTGACATGGATCAAATGTTATTTTATTTACCACTATCAGGATCTACATTCAAAAAGATTTATTTTGATGCAATGCTTGATAGACCTGTATCCAAATTTATTCCAGCAGAAGATTTAGTTGTTCCATACTATGCATCAGATTTAAAAGATTGTGAAAGAATTACTCACGTTATTAAAATGACAGCTAATGAAGTAACTAAAAAAATGGCTGCAGGATTCTACAGAGACATAGATCTAATAGATTCAAACAGTGAACCTGATCAAGTACAAAAGAAATTAAACGAGCTTGAAGGTATTAAGGGCACAGGATCAGATTATTTACATACCATTTTAGAAATGCATGTCGATCTAAACTTAGACGACTTTGAAGACTTTGATGACAAAGCTAAAAAAATTAAAATACCTTACATCGTAACTATTGATGAAGGTTCAGGAGAAGTTTTATCTATTTACAGAAACTACAGACCCGATGATCCAACGTATCAAAGAATAGAATACTTTGTTCATTACAAATTTTTACCTGGTTTAGGTTTCTATGGTTTTGGTTTAACTCATATGATTGGTGGTTTATCTCAAGCAGCAACACAATCACTAAGACAATTGATTGATGCAGGAACTTTAAAAAATTTACCTGCTGGATTTAAGTCTAGAGGTATGAGAGTTAGAGATGACGATCAACCAATACAACCTGGAGAGTTTAGAGATGTGGATGCACCTGGCGGAAACATCAGAGATCAGTTTTTTAATCTACCATTTACAGAGCCTTCACCAACTTTATACAACTTGATGGGTTTTGTAGTACAAGCAGGACAAAAATTTGCTGCTATAACAGACTCAAATATAGGAAATGATTTACAAAACAGAGCTGTTGGTACAACAATGGCGATGATGGAACGTGGTTCACGTGTAATGAGTGGTGTTCATAAGCGTTGTTACTATGCAATGAGATTAGAATTTAAAATTTTAGCAAGAATTTGTGGTGAATCTTTACCACCTGTATATCCATATGACGTTTATGGTGGTCCAAGAGAAATAAAACAGTTAGATTTTGACAACAGAGTAGATATTTTACCTGTTGCAGACCCAAATATTATGAGTATGGCTCAAAGAGTTACACTTGCACAGTCACAATTACAAATTGCACAG